TCCAAACTGATAATTTGCAGAATCTTCAATAATCTTTAAGAACTGTTGTGCTTCTTTTTCAGCTACATCTCGTGGCTGCGGAGACATCCTACAATAACCATCAAGTATTTTAGGTAATGCCTCTTGCAATCTATCCATCTGCTTACGACCTATTGCTCGTCTTACATTATCGGCTTCTGCGCCATCAAGTCCACAAATATCAGTAAGAAACTTAATTGTATCTTCCTGAAAAATCAACCAACCGTCATTATCTTTTAGTAATTCATCTATCATAGGAGATGGATTAATACACTTCTCATGCGCTATAAGTTTGTCTCTATAACTTTGTCCAGATGGTCTAAGACTTGCATTAATGGTGGATAAATGAGTAATCATTCTTGGCTTATAACGTCTTAATAAATCAAAAGCGTAGTCTCCCTCAAACTGAAATATACCTACAGGGCTGTCTACGATGTGATCCCAAACATCTTTATCTTCCCAATTTACAAGATGAGATTTTGGATAAGGAATACCAGCAAGTTCACAACAGTCCTTAATAATTTCTATATTTTTTAAGCCGAGACAATCATACTTGGCAAGTTGTAACTCATGACACTCCTCCATATTGAGAGCTAAAATATGTTTACCTTCGTTCCAAAACGTACCATAGTTATCTGTTAAAGATAATGGGGCTGCTATAACACCTGCTGGATGCATAGACTGAGATACATTTGTGCCAATAAGTCCATCAAGATAATAAAAGAAATCGGGGTGTTTTGCTCTTGCTGCATCTGGATTAGCATTATATTCTGCTTTAATCTGTGCGATATTCGTAGGAGAATAAGGATTATCTGGTGATAGTTTATCACCTTTGCGTATATCCCTACCATGACTCATTTCCCATTTATTAGCAAACGCTCTACCAATTTCGCCTATACAGCCCAATTCGGCTATAGTGCCTATAGAAAGTACATACGCTGTGTTGTCCGTACCAAATCTATCTATGATATATTGTTGAACCAATCCTCTCTGAGATGGTGATATGTCAATATCAATATCGCCAACTTCTGTTTTAGCACGAGTGACATTACAAAATCTACTGAATACTGTATTCCATTTTATAGCATTAACATCTATAATATCGAGGATATAAGCGATAGCACTACCTCCAACAGAACCACGGCAATATCCAATTGGAATACCATTGTCCCAACACCACTCAGCCATTTCTGACATAAAGAGAATAAATCCTACATAATCAACTTTCTCAAAAACGTCAAGTTCTTCTTTAATTCTGTCTCTCCATACCTTTGTATCTGAGATAATATTGCGTTTTACCTTATCTTTATACATAGAATTGATTCTTTTCTTTAATACATTGAGAGTTTTATCTCCATAAAGATTAGGATATTTTACACTATGATCTACAACAGATGGTATTACAGATTCCGCCATAATATTAGTATTGTCTATAGCTTCTAACCATACATCTTTTGGTAGTGCGTTCTGTTTTTCAAACATTTCGCAAAGCTCATCATATGATTTATAGGTTAAATCGAAAGTATCTTCGGCTGTTGTAAGTATTTTTTTAGCAAGTTTAAGAATTGTAGTACATTCTGATTTGTATTTAGATATAGCGTGAGTATCTGTAGCTGCAATAAGTGGCTTATGATACTTTTTTGACATCTCATAAAGCCACTGATTATATTCTGCTTGGTTTTCATCATCGTGTGGCTGTATTTCGTAATAGTCATACATCTTTAATAGTTTATCTAATAAAGCAACTTTGCTTTCATCTTTTCTTATTCTGTTTAAAGGCGATGCCAAACAAGCACTTATTTTATAAACATTGTCTGATATATTAAACAACTCTGTCATTGAGATACGATTATCATAATAAAAATGATCTGGCTTAGAACTTGTATCAAATAACCTACATATTTCTTTTTCACCATCAGGATTCTTGGCAATAAGAATAGTATGGTAATTATCCCTGCATCGTGTTGTTTCAGTACCATCGCAAGGATTCTCTGTAACATAGCACTCCATACCCATTAACATCTTAATACCCTTGCTTTCGGCATATATCTTTCTTTCTAACCAGTTATATATATTACCATGATTGGTAATAGCAATTGCAGTTTGCCCAAGTTCAACCGCCCTGTCTACATAATCTTTATATTTTGTGCAACTATCAAGAAGGCTGTCATCATCGTGAACATGATATGCTACATAGTTTTTCATTTAATTTCACCTACCCTATAATGATTATCTACAAGGTTAGCAAACTCATATCTATATTCCCCAAAGTATTTTTTCTCTGCGTTATTTCTTGCTTGAATGGCATCTTCAATATTATCAAAAGAACCTAAATAATGATGTTTTTTATTTTCATTAATAGTTGCAGTCCATTTATTTATATCTTTATTAAATCTAACGCCAGTAACACCGCTTGTATTGTCGCTTCGCTTAGATTTATTCATCATGTTTTGGCTTCTATTAACAATACGCAAATTACTTTTGCGATTATCAAATTTATTATGATTTTTATGATCTACATCCATACCATCTGGGCAATCCATAATATATCTGTGAAGATATATTTTTTTATTTTCAATTCTACCGACAAAATATCCATTGCCATTTGAACACCATGTTATTTTTTTTACTTTTTCTAAATCATCTAAATCAATATAAAATAACTCATTATTAGACGCATACATTTCTACCATATTGTCTTTAATAACATATTCGTTATTTTTTCTCAACTTTTCTTTTAATAAACATCCACAAGATTTTGTCTCCCCACTTCTTAATTTACTTCCTCTTACCTTAACAAAATTCCCACACTCGCATTGACATAACCACACAGCCTCAGTTTTGCCATTTTTTTGGATATAATTATCATCTCTTTTAATTACGGTCAGTCTATTAAATTTTTGACCTGTAATATCTTTAGCTTTATTCATATATAATCTCCTCGGTTTCAAAATCGTTTATTATAATTTGCCTGTAATACGATCTGCCAAAATATCCGGAGTCTAAACTACCTATAACATTAATGTGTTTATTGTTAAACTTATTAATGTCAATACTTGTATTCCATTTTATTAATGTTATATCACCCAAAGATAATTTTAAGTGTTTACCCTTACTCATATCACCTATGGTATAACCGCTTATTCCATTAACCATAACAGTCAAAGGCTTAAATCCTGTGCCTGATATAAAGTTAATAGCCTTGAAACTGTCTATGAGCTGTGTATTAATCTGCTCTATATTGAGTTTTACGTCTGCAAATATGCGTTCTTCAAACTCCACATTAGCAAGTCTATTCTCCATTGTCTCAAGAAATCTATTGAAATTCTTCTGAGGAATAAATATACCAGCCGCATTTTCATGTCCTTCGCAGGTGGCAAGACCAGTCATATTGACTTCATAGCTAAAATCTGCCATGCCACAAGCCCTCATGCTACCTTTATATTCATCATCAACTTGCTTCAAAACGATTACTGGACGCTGATACATACTCATTATTTTATTAGCAACAAGTCCCGCAATACCTTCTTCATTGTCAATGATAAACGTCATCATTTTACGATTTGTTTGTAATTCAGCTTCAGGTGCAAGTCTTATCATAAGTTCATCGACTATCTCATTCTGCTGATCCTTTACAGTTTTCATCTCTTTAATAATCTGTTTAACCTTTGTTTCGTTATCGCAAAGAAGCAGATTAAGTGGCAACTGATTTCTATTTAGCCTCGTACAAGCGTTCACCAACGGAGCTACGCTGAAACTCACTGACTGTGAGTTGAATTGATATGAACCGACTATCTTTTTAAGCCCTAAATTATGCAGATTATTCAATCCTTCATAACATATATATCTGTTTTCTGCTACAGATACGTCACACATATCGGCTATAATACCCGTAGCTGCAAGGTCAACCAATTCATCTGCATAGTCTGTAAGAAAGTATTCATCGAGATATTTGCAGAACTTCCACGTTACACCACTACCTGATAATTGCGGATTAGGATAATCAACCGCAGAAGAAACTAATGTAACATGAGAATATTCTTCAATAAAACTGGGTGGAATATGATGATCAAGGACAACAACTTTTGTGCCTTTGTCTGTAAACTTCTTATAATCATCGGCTACATTAATAGAGTCCACAACAATAAGAATATCAGCATTTGTTTCTAAATCCTCTACGCCATGTACCTTACCTTCGTTAATATCAATGGTGATATTATTTGTAAAGTGGCTAAGATACTTATATATAATAGCACCAGAACACACGCCATCTGTATCAACATCACTTAAAATGCAAAAGTTTAAGTTATCATCAATGCCGTTCTCAACTATTTCTCTTGCTTCGTCTATGTTTATAAACTTATCATACGGGATAAGATATTCTTCATTTGGATTAAGAAACTCTGTCAGGTCATCAATACCACGGCTTTCACATATCGCTGATATGATTTCACCATTGTCCATATCCCTGCCATCAATAACTGACTCCCATTTTTTCTTCATAATCAACGACCTCCGTGTTTATTATATGCTCCAATATATCTCTCCCGTAGTCAGATGGACTTGCTTTATCGGGTAAAGATGTATTTTGTCTCCAATTCCAAAAGGATATAATAGTATCTTTCATTCTTGTATAAGGTAACAATTTCTCGATATTACGATATGTGTTCTGTAAATCAAGAGTTTTATCAAGCATGAACACTATTCTCTTAGGTGATAACCCCATGAGAAGTTTACATTGCATTGTACTGAGACTGTTACTACCAAGAGCTACTGCATTGTGGAATCCATATGTATAGCATTGCATAACACTCTTTTCAGATTCAAAGATATATATAGTATCTTCCTGCAAATATAGAAAGTTTTGTGAGTAGCCATATAATGTTGAACTCATAGTGCAAGGAATGAGATACAGATACTTAGGTTCTTCATCTGATACATTCCAATTTGCTCTGCCCTTAATTCCCATTATTTCACCATACTGACTACGAATAGGGAATGTTATGCGCTGAGACTCTACGTCATATCCTACTTCAAAAATTCTTTGCGTTTCAAGATTAATATGATCTTTTGCAAAACGAATGTTATATGCTTGTTTATAATTCTGTAATACACTTTCTGGATATGTTTTTACATACAAATCTGAATTATACCTGCTTATACGATTATAAAATCCGCCAAATACTGGTCTTTTTGTGTTTATATCGTAAAAACTTTCTATACCTAACTCTGATTTAATAACAGCAAGCACATCTTTAAAGGCTACATTTCTTACTTTGATAATGTAATTGATTATATCGAGGGAAAGATTTCGTGAAAAATCGGAAACAAACAAGTTATCATTATTGTCTAACTTAATACGAATTGCTGTAGGATTTGAACCCTCATATAAACCGAAACGTACTTCGTTGTATCGAATACAAGGCTTGTAGAAGTCATATGCCAGAAGAATATTGACGATTGATTCAGGATTATCTAACAGTCTCTTTTTTATATCTCTGAACATATCACACCGCCTTACATAGAGCCTATCTTACCATGCTGTTGAAGTTTGTCTTTTAAAATCGTATCAATATTATTATAATCTTGATAATCAATTATAAATAATTCAATGTTATGCTTCTGTGCATATTCTTTTTTTCGTTTATCATGTTCTTGTTGTTTGATAAATAATTGCTCACCGCCCCACTGTTCTACGGAAAAGTAATGTTGCCCACCTTGACACTCAATTAAAAGATTATACTGCGGCAGAAAGAAATCATAACTTAATTTGCCGCCGTTTATCCCTATTAAATCAGAATATTTTTTTTGCGTTTCAAAGCTAACCAAATTCTCTGTCAAGAATCGTTTAACAGCATATTCACCATAAGATTTTATGCAGCCACAAGATTTTGCATTATTAGACATTAATGATTCGCCATAAACATTACACTCATTACCACAATCACAGATACAATTATATAATATTCTTTTTCTGCCACTACTTGTAATTTTATCTTCTATTCTTTTAATAACTGTTAATTTGCCAAACTTCATTCCGGTTAAATCATTATAAGATCGTTGGAATCTTGTACAACCACAACTTTGTTTTTTTCTCTGTGTTAAATCAGTTGTCTTTGCCGTTGTTAAATTACCACAGTCGCATCTGCATCTCCATTCAATAACCTTGTTGCCATTATTTTTAACAATCGTACCTAATTTATCTGTTACGGTTAAATGTCCAAATTTTAAACCAACCAAATCCTTATATCTTCCGTGCGATTTTTCTTTACGTTTACATCCACATGATGTTGTGTGCCCACTCATCAAAGAACTGGTTGATACCTGAACTGTAGAACCACATTCGCAAGCACATTCCCAATAAATTTTATTATTACGATGCACTGATTCGTTTAATACAGTTAATTCGCCAAATGTCATTCCCGTTAAATCCTTATAATTTTTTTTCATTGAAATTTCTTTTTTTAAGCACCCGCAAGATTTAGTAGCACCGTTTCTCAAATAAGTTCCTTTTACATCACATTCATTTCCGCACTCACATAAACAATGCCATACCGATTGTTTACGCCCAGCGTCCGACACAAAGCTTTCAGATTGATGAATAACTGTGAGCCTTCCAAATTTTTTACCCACCATTTCAATATATCTTCCCATAATCCACCTCATTCGACTCTTTTGTGGCGTGGTCTGCATTGACAGGTTTCACGAAATACTGCATAATCACCGGCAAATCTCAGCAAATAGGCTCGTCCAGTATCAGAACTATTATCGCCGTTACGGTTTTTTTCAACAAATAACATTCTCCATACCGCACTTCTATCGGGTGTATATTCTTCTTCCACCCATTTATCGTTTACTTTTTTAAGCCTAAATGGTCTACAATACAGTTTATCATTTGAATCTAATTCTTCATCATAAACTGATCTTATCAAGAATAAATTCTCCAATATTTCTTTAATTTGCTTACTATTACTAAGAACAGACGAATCAAGAAATATTTTACCTCTGTCTCTTTCAGCTAACTGTACCGATGCGAAGCCTATCATATCAAGCCTTTGTGCTATCTTAGCAAGCTCACGACTATCTTTTACAAGGCAAAGGTCAGTACGACTTGCAGTCATATCAGCTTCATTAATTTTAAAGGTATCTACAATAAATGTAGAATATCCATCTTTTAACGCAGCTTCACGTATTTTTTTCTTCGCTATCTTAATATCAGCGTCGTTGGTAACGACTATTCGTAGTTTGCTTTTATAATTGTCACGCCAAAAGTTCTGAACATCCTTTACTTGTTTCATATCTTCTGCCGTAAACTGACCAGCAAAGATTTTTTTCTTAGTTAAATTATAATATCTGTTTCTTTTAGCAAGAAGCCATGTAATAAGTTTTACTTTATATTTCTTTACACGTTCTTCATTTGAGACTAATACAATCTTCTCGCCACTATTCATTAAAGCAATCATTAATCCAACAAGCCATGTACTTTTACCCGCTGAAGAAAAGCCACCTATCATTGAAAGCGTTCCTCTTGGAAGCCCTGAAATCTGTTTACTTAGAAAAGGATAACAGTTTATAGACTCACCATTAACATCAATTCCACCCGTTTCAAACGGTACACCTGTTTCATCACCTTCTAAACAGCTCTTGATAAACTCGTCATCAAAATCAATATCTTCTTCCTCAATAATTGATGATGACTGACCAACATTATATCCAATAATTTTAGATTCATACCAATCAGTAACACCCTCGCTGTCCATCTTCTTAAATAGTTCATAAGGAATTATCTCTTTGCCATTCCAATCAACAGGATTAAACAGGTTAAAGCCATCTTTATAAAGATTTAACATTATGTTTTCTTTATACAGAGTATCTATATAAACATCTGCGTTCTTAGAATTAACTATATCGACCATATTCTTTATAGTCTCATAACCACCACGTTCATTGAACGCATCGAGGATATTATCTGATATAGAACTAAGTATAGTAACTTCATCAAATACCGAATATCCAGCTTTGCGTAACTGTTTTGCAAGAGCGAAGTAGAACGTACCGTCCTTAGTAATAAAATCTTTTGATGTTAATTCAAGTTCATCTATTAATAAAGGATCAGCAAACAAAAGAGCTATCACATTGCCTTCAGCCGTAAGCCGTCCTTCCAACAGTCTCTTATCATACTTTTCTTCAACACCTGTGATAAAGTCTTTCATAGCTCCTCCTCGTAGTAATCAGCAAGGCATTTACGCCTTGTCTTAGGTTTGTATTTGTTTTCGTAAAATTCATCTGTACATTGCTTAACAATCTCAGGTTTTGGCGGTTGATAATCATTGATACCATTTTTGATAATCGCACTAAAATAGCGTATTTTTGCATACTCTGAATTAAAATCTTTCTTCATAGCATACTCAAAAAGACTGCGATTATCTTGTAAATAATTACATATCTTCTTAAAATCATTTCCCCACAACATCATTTCTTTATGCAGGATAGTATTAGTTGTATTAATATATTCTGATAATATAGAATAGAGTTGCTTTTTAGTATCGTATTCCTCTTGATTACAATAATATTGTCCTTTACTTGCACAAAAAGCCGTGGTTTTATCTATTATATTCCCGCAAGCTCTGCACTTCACATTTGAATTAGCCATATTATCACCACCTAAAATAAAAAATGGGGAGCATTACGCTCCCCACCTACTCACCCCAAAATCATATTTATTGTATTCAATTCCGAAGTTGAGAGACTGTCATCGAGTTTAGCTACGCCACTATCTTTAAGAAGCTGCTTTACTTTTGCTTTTGTCTCCTTGTCTGCCTTTGAAAACTTTGCTCTAATTTCAGCCATAAGAGCATCTTTATCAACTTCTTCCTTTACAGGCTCATCAGTAACTTCATCGGGTTCTGCTGTAATATCCTCGTACTCATCTATTGATTCTACTACAGGCTGCTCGACGGGCTTCTTAACGGCTGTTGTAGTGGCAGAACCATTCTTTTTTGCTTCAGCATCGATTGCGTCCTGTAATGCCTTGATAAATTCATCGGCATCAAGTGAAATCTCAGGTGCTATCTCAGGAAATCTGCTCTTGCTATCTACGCAATAGCTTTCATCTCTGAACTTAATTCTTCTGCTCTCGGAAACTATTTTGTTTCGTGTTACTTCCTTATGAGTAACAATATCCTTACGTCCAAGACCTTCCTTGATAACATCACGATCAATGCAAGCTACACCAAGAACATCCGTCTTTGTCTTTACGGCATTGAAATACTTCTGCATCATATTGGTTGTAAGACTTGTAAATGTTGTGCCAGAAAGCGGATCAACAACCTCTCTTGTCTTAGTATGTCCTGTAAACCAAAACAGAACGCCAACCTTACGGAGAGCATCTATGCGGTCAAGAAGGAGTTTTATTGCATATTCTTCACCTCTGCCGAATCCTCCCCAAGCTGCATTAATTGTCTTAGCGGGCGAAAAGTCTTTCTTGCCAACATTCTCAGTGTTATATAGTCTAATTGATTCAGGCTCTAATACTTCGCTGAAAAGCTGGTCTAAAGTATCGGCAACTAAAACCTTGAGATTAGGATAATCCGTATTCTTATTCTTGATTATATCCTTCGTAATCTCATTCCATGTTTTATAATCAGGAACATCTTCATAAGTAATATCAGCAATAGCAGATACACCATATTCCTTACCTACATTAAGCAGAATGTAACCGTCAGAACCAAATACCTTTTCACATATCTTGCTGAGAGTGGTAGTTTTACCGATACCACTCTCGCCAATAAGTCCAACAGTATAGCTGCCAATATCATTACTTACCTTATTTCTCTTACCAAAAGCCATTTACTTAGTCCTCCTTATATCTCATCATCGTCATCAATGTCAAAAATATCTTCAGTATCAAGCTCAGAAGAAACCTTTTCAACATCCTTTGCTTCAAGAATTGTTTCCTGTGAACCACTTGTAAATCCTCTTGCGAGTCCAGTAATGACAATATCTGTTATTCTATCACCATATACAGG